GAAGTGTTTTATATTTATCATTTAGATATTGATAAAATTTCTGCGGTTGATGGTGATTATGTATTACCATTTAACCCCAAACAATTAACAAGATTTAAACCTGAGGTTGTTTATAATTCAAAAGAGGATGTAGTTAATATTTACTTTTCGGGTAATGATTCTAATATTTTTGTAATAGATGATGAAGGTGCTATATCATCAAGATTTATTTCTAATCCTGAAAATGTAGCGGGTTTCCCTTCTAATAAAAACTTGCTTTATTTAGAAGATATGTTTTTTAATAGTACATTAGAAAGATTTGATAAAATACAAAAGAAATTTAACTCTAATACACTACCTTCAAATAATTATAATAATTTAAATTTCTTAGTAGGTAAAAATAGTACAAATTTATTTTATACTCTTCATAATATAGGAAGAATATATCTAATGGAGGAAAGTAAGCTACTTTATAAGAATTTTGTTCCTTTAGATTTAGAAAATTTATACGAAAAAATTATTAGTTGTGAATCTAGTTTAGGTATATCAGTCAATAGTGAATTACAAAATATTATTAAGGATACTGTTAATGTATTTTTGAACGCAAGTGTAATACCATTTGCTGAAGTAAGAGAAGGTATTCCAGTATTAGGTAAATTTGTATCATATGAAGGTATAGATATTAATTTTAGAGATTTAGAGTTTCATGATAATGAAGAAGTAAATTATCATACGGTTTCGAGAGTTTTTGATCAAATTTATAAATTACAAGAAACTGTTTTTAATATTATTGTTTCGCAAGATGATGATGATAATAATGAATTAGATACAATTGATATAAATGAATCTAGTGAACTATATACTTCGGGTGGTGAATTAGTTTTAACTGATACAGGAGAAGATTATGTTGGGTTCTACCATGTACATCCTGATAAAGGTTTTATGGTCGGTCCACTACATGTTAATACACCTCATGCATATCTAACTCCCATAGTAAATGTAGAAGTTAATCAAGTTGAAATAAATGAAGAGGAACCACTAGTAGTTGCTGAATCAGTACAACCTAGATACTCATCCCATGGGATGAATTCTAACGATTCACGCAATAGAAGACAAAATACTAGTGGTGGTAATAGTAGCAGTGGTAGTAGTGGAGGTTCTTATTAAATAACATTATGGCTAATAGAGGAGAAAGTCTTGAAGGGATAAGAATAGCAGATTACTATTCTTCTTTATTACATCCTGTAACTAGTTTAGATGTAGAATTACCTTTTAATAAACAAATCTATGATGGTGTAGGTAATACTACAGGGCTTTCTTTAAGTAGCGACGGTAATGATAGAGTTGTAATTAATAACTATATATACCCTAAAGGTTATAGTACACAGACTGAATGGTTAGATGCTTTTTACCCTATAGGTAGCATAATTCTAACTACTACAAACGATGATCCTTCTAAAAGAATAGCAGGTACAAAATGGGTATTAGAAAGCCCGGGTAGATTTTTTGTTGGTGTAGGTGGAACTGAAAACATTTTTACACCAGGTTCAGTAGGCAAAGAAAACGGAGATAAAGATGGTGCATTTACTGATAAGCTAGGACGTACTAATTTACCTGCACATACACACGATTTTAGTGTACAGACTACTACTCGTAGTATTAATAGTAATGGAAGCCGAACTCACGGTACAGGTGCTTTAAATGTATTTTCCTTTTTCTTCGGTTCTAATGTAAATCCAAGAAATCTTACTGAAGAAAAAAATTACAATCCTGCAGCAGCTAGTTTATTACCTAACGTCTCAAATAACCCCTTTTCTTATCTTTTAGGTCAAGATGAAGTTAACGCTTTTCAAAATAATATTACATTTAATGGACAGACTAACTATAGAGACTTTTTAATTAAAAAAAGACACGATGAAGGATATAGATATACAGATAATGATTTTAATCCTAAATTAGGCAACTTTTCTTTACAGGGCTGGGGTAGTAGTTTAGTAGGAGGACCAGGCTGGGCAGGTCTTCTGGATAGTAATATACCTAATACTAAAGTTTTTATAACTGATAGTCCTCGACCGGTGGGTGCGCAATGGGTATCAGGAGGTATATCGATACAACAAGCTGATTACGATTCTAGAGATAGTGATAGAGTACACCCAGGTACATTTAGTTCAGTAGATTTAATAAAAGCTCGTAATATTATTATTGACGTTTTAGGTCAAGATGAAGCAGCGGTAGCCCTAGCAGGGGTTGATAGGCTAAAAGAGTTAAATGAAGAAGTTAGTAGTGCAGAATTATCTAATTTATCCATTAACGCGCAAATTAAAGGGTCCGCTACTATACCTAGCTCTAATCAAGGTAGTACTGAGCAACATAATAATATACCTCCAAGTTATGGATTATATACTTGGAGAAGAGTACCTTATGATTTAAATGAACCTAATACAGAAATAGGAGGAGGTACGCAAGTTGTTGAAGCTGTGCCTACCTTCAGAGCGGTTATAACAGAAAATAAAGAGTGTTTAAATTTAGCAGAATGGGCTTTAGATAGAGGGTGGAATGGTATTGATAGAGCAATTATTACTATTAGATCAGGAGTTTACATATATTCTGATGATATGGATTGCCCGGCTTTAACTACGGGTGATTGGCCTGGGGGATTAAGACTTATAAATAACGGGTTTATTATGGGAAGAGGGGGAGACGGGGGCTCTCTTGCAGCAGGTAAGTAT